CTTCATCACATCGACGATCGAATCGACCGACCCGACCGCATCCGTGCCCACGTGCTGCGAGAACGTGAGAACCTTGTCGGCTGTCACGGTCGCCTCGTCGCCCGTGAGGCCGAGCCTCGTGTTCAGCTCGGCGACCACGCCAGCCACGTCGTTGAGGTCGGCGTCGGCGTTCTTCATGTTGCCGAAGCTCTCGATCGCCGCGTCTTGCAGGTCTTCGAGGGCTTCGCCAGTCGCGCCCGTGCCCTCGACGATGGCGGCGGTCGCCTCGTCGAACGTCGAGGCCATCTCGACGGCGGCCTCGCCGATCTCGGCTATCGCGGCGGCGACGCCCGCGTTCGCGAGCGCGTCGGCCATCGCCTCGACCGAGCTGGCCGTGTCTGTGCCCGCCTGCTCGATCGACTTGTCGAAATCGTCGGCAGAGGCTCGGGCGTCCGCGAGCTGCTGCTTGTTGTCGGCAAGCTCGCTCGAGAGCGTCGTGATCTCGCCCGCGAGGCGCTGCGCCTCCTCGGAGGTCTCGCCGTACGTGAGCGCGGCGTTGACGTACTCCTCCTTGAGGGTCTTTAGCTCCTCCTCCTGCGCGTCGATGGTGCTGGTGAGCTGACCCGTGGCGCTCTCGTTCGCCTCTAGCTCGGCGTTCGTCGCGGCGAGCTGGCTCTGTAGCTGCTCCTCCTGCGCCATCGTGTAGTTGAGCTGCTTTTCGAGGTTCGCGACCTCCTGCGAGTCCTCGCCGTATATCGACGTGGCGACCTCGATCTCGGAGTTGAGGGCGCTCTGCTTGTCGCGGTTCGCCTCGATCTGCGATTCGAGGAGCTGCGACTTGCCCTTGAGGTAGTCTGCCTTGTCGCCGCTGTTCTGGAACTGCGCCTCGTTGAGCTTCATTTCCGAGCGCAGCGACGAAAGCTCGGAGTTCGCGGCCTTGACCTGGCTCTGGAATTCCGAGGTTTCGGCCTTGAACTTGATCTTCGCCTCCTTGTCGGCCATATGATCACCTCCTTAGTTCTTGAGTTTTTCGATTGCGTCGGCGTACCACCTGTCGTACGCGGCCTTGTTGGCCGCGACCTCCTTGACGAACCACACGTCCGCGTTCCAGAACGTCGATTCGGGCACGCCGAGGTTGAGGACGTAGTGCGTGTAGGCGTCTGCCACGTCCTCTATCGGGAAGTCGGGGAGCTTCGGCGCGTTGCGCCTCGTCGGGTGCCTTACTCGGAACGCGTCCCGATATCCCCTTTTCGTTTTGGGGCTAGAAGCTCCATCATCGCCCGCCCGACCGCCTCGCGGTCTAGCGTCACGTTGTCGAGCCATTCGTCCCAGCTCATCGCGGCCTCTTGGGTGCCGTCCTGGATGCAGGCGCACAGGTACGCCGCGTACAGCACGCGGATGTTGTCGATCTCCTCGCGCTTGCCCTCCTTCTTGTTCCACACGGCGTTGTACTCGTCGTACACCTTGCGGTCGAAGTTCGAGAGCTGTAGCAGGAAACGGTAGGCGAGGGTGAGCTTGACGGTCGAGCCGTCTGCCATCTCCATCTTGACCACCGTGTTGTTGGCCTTGTTCTTTGTCATGTCTCTCCTTAAAAGCGGAGGGGAGGCCTCGCGGCCTCCCCTCCCTGGTCGTTAGCCGTTCTTCTTGGCCGTCGCCCTCTTGCGCGTCGTGCGCTTCGGGGCTTCGGCCTTCGCCGCCTCGTCGGGCGTCGGCTCGGGCGCTTGCTCGTACGGTGCTACGAGGTCGGCTTGCACGGCCATGATCTCCTCGTAGCGCTCCTTGCTCACGGTGAACACGTCGCCCTCGATGCGCCGCACGCCCTCCTTGAGGTCGCGCCAGTTGCGCAGTGCGATGACCCTCATGCGACCGCCCCCTTACGCGCCCGGTTCCTCGGCGCTAGCCGTGCGCACGAGGTCGGGCGTGAAGGCGTTGAGCCACGCGTCCTTGATCGTCGAGTCGAGGTTCGCGGCAAGAGCCTCGTAGAAGCCCTCGTTGTAGGCGTCGGGCATGTAGCCGATCTCGATCTCGACCTCGGCAACCTCGTCGCCGCCGTTCTCGATGGTCTGGTTCGCGCCCGTCGAGATGGTGCAGCGAGGCCACGCCTTGAACTTCTCGTTGTCGTCCTCGTCGAAGATATCGGCGGTGACGCACACCTCGGGGTGCAGGCTGTTCTGGCCGTACGCGTAGACGCCCTCTGCCAGCTCCTCGCGCTTCATGTCGTGCAGGCGCACGTAAAGCTCGTAGGGGATGTGCGCCGTCACCTTCAAGGTGCCCTCGCCAGTCGGGCGGGTACGCTTCTTGGCGACCGAGCCTCGGCAGTTCTTGACGATGTTGCGGATCGCCGCCTCGCACTCGACCTTGCCGACGCACTGCACGTCGTATACGTCGCCCTCGCCGAAGATGAAGCGCATCGAACGCGCCTCGAACTCGGAGAAGACGGTCATGTTGTTGTTTGCCATTTGTTCTAGCTCCTTTCAAAGCTCTCTATCAGGGCGTCGATGCCCTTCTCTAGGATCATGGGCGCGGCGGCTTCCGCGCCGCGCATCATGAACTGCTGGTTTCCCGCGTGGCGCTTCGTGTTGCTGCCATCGTCGGGGAAGTAAAGGTAGCGCCGCGCCGATGTGGTCGCCACGGTGATCGCCAGCGTCTCGCCCGTGTCGTATCTCTGCCACTGCGAACCCTGGGCACCCGATCGGTGCCCCTTGAACGTTCGCCCCGAGCTCGGGATGAGCGGGTCGATCTGGTCGCGGATAATATCGCCGCTGCCGTGAACGACCTCCGAAACCACGTCGGCGGCTCCTTCGCCGTAGTCTGCCATCGCGGCGGCGAGGAGGTCGAAGTCCTCGCCCTCGACCGAGAACACGCCGCTCATGATTTCCTCGAATGCGTGAACTTGAGCACGCACATCTCGATGACGTGGCTCGTGTTCGGCTTCACGTTGTAGTAATACTCGTGATCCTCCTCCACGAGGCGCACGCCCGCGAGGGCTTCGAGCGCGGCGATGACCCGCTCCTCGGTGCCATCGGGTATGTACTCCTCGCGGACGATCGCGACGTTCACCACGTCGGCGTATCCGCTCCTGTTCTGCTTGCGGCGAAGAACGTCGCGCGAGAACACGATGTAGTTCCACGGCTTCGACTTGTCGTGCTGGACGCCCGTGCCGTAGTAGACGTTGTCCTCGACGGCCTTGAGCGCGTCCGCGAACTCATTGAGCAAGGTCAATCTCGCCCACCTCCTCAAGGTACAGGTACATCTCGCGGTCGGTCGCGTCGATGTGCGAAACGTCGAACAGCTTCGAGCCGATCAGCGCGAGGCAATCCGACTTCACGAGGTCGAACCTCGGCGTCTTGAGCTTGAGCGACAGGTTGAAGTCGGAGCGCTCCGCGAAGTCGTAGTCCTGCTCGCGGATCGTCTGCGTGTGGTAGCACAGCGAGCAGATGAACTCCATGTCCGACAGCTTCTCGACGTTCAGCCTCGCGCCGAAGTCGGTCTTTCGGTCTTTGGCCTTGTACACGCCGAGCACGCCGTCGGAGTAGCTAGGAAGTGCCCTCTTGCTGTTCAGCATCGTTTAGCACCTCCCACTTGCGGCGGGCGAACGCGAGGTCTGCCGCGTAGTTCTTGCCGAAATCGTCCTCGGCGTCGTGCCACGCGTAGTAGCAGTAGTTGAGCAGCAGGGCGTGCTCGATGCCGGGTTCCGAGAAGTCGAAGTCAACGCTGTCGGGTATGCCGACCATGAATCGGATCACCGAGAGAGCCGAGGGCACGATGCCCTCGGCGACGATGCTCTCGGTGCCCGAGTCCTCCCACGTGATGCGGCACTTTGCCTTCACTTGCCCGACAATCTTGGCGAGGTCGCCGTTGTGGTTATCATCGGACATGGGTCATCACTCCTTAAGCGCCGGGTTCGGTTTCGACGGTGCCGGACACGAGGGCGCTGACGGTGATGTAGGTCGGTTCGAGGTTCTGGATGTTGAGCAGGATGAAGCTCGTGTTGTCGAACGCGCGGCCAGTGGCGTACTGCTTGACCTTGAAGTAGCGCAGGTCTTCGACGAACTTGAACTCGTCGGAGAACTCGATCACGCCGTTCTGCTCGCCGCCGACGAGCACGTCGTACTCGTCGAGCAGGCCGATCGCGGCCTCGTTGTCGGCCATCTCGTTCGTGATGATGACCTCGGTCGGGAACGGGAACAAGCCTGTGACGTAGCGGCCGTCCTCGGTGAGCGCGGTGCTCGCGGGCATGATCTTCGTCAGGTAGTCCTTCTGGTTGCACAGCAGCGCGACGCCCGCGAAGCTGCGCTTGTGGCCGTCCTCCGTCTCGGCGAGCTGCGCGAGCAGGGCACCGTACGACGCGGGGTCGAACTTGGTGACGGCGACGGCGGTCTTCTTCGGGTAGCCGTCAGTCGTGGAGACGGTGACGCCCTCGTGAATGTCGCGGATGACGCCGATCGGCTC